CCAGCACCGTAACAAGAGGAGCATTGAACAGCATGAGCTTTGTACATTTTAGTGGACAGTCTGTTAACCGTACTGTTGAAGTCTGCCTTTACCATGCCGTGAGTAAACGCATCTGCCCACACTTTCTTGTCTTTTGGTTTACGTGAGTAGATAACCCACGACAATTGTTCTGGTGAGTTTAGATTAATGGGTACGTCTCCCATCAATTCTGTAACCTGTAGATCGACAGCCTCTTCCAACTCTTCCTTCTCAATCTCAAACTCCTCCTTAACTCTAGCTAGAGCTTGTTGGTCGATCTTAAATCCTCGTTGATATATACGAGCAAGCGATATAGCTACACGATTGGATAGAACAACAGGCTCCATCAACACAGAATCGGGAGATGTACTTAGCTTTTTGTACAACGTATCACTTAACTCCTGTGTTGCATGAAGATCAGCACTAAGGTATGCGGAAAGTTCATCATGTGGTATGTCTGCAACAGATACACCCTTAGATAGATACTCCTTTAGTGTGTCTCGCTTCTTCGTGTTTAGATTATATCGTTCTGCACAAACCTCCAGTGATAGTGGCTGCTTCTGTCCACGTTGTAACACATACTCTGCAAGCATGGTATCAAAGACAGGACCATCGTATTGAAACCCACTCTCCCATAACCACACGAGATCGTGCACTATGTTATGGCCTATAAGCACCGTAGTCCTGTCAAGTAGTTCCTGTACACCAGACCCGTCAAAACTTACAAGTCTCATATCCTCCATTTCTGTGGGCTGTCCATGATCTGAATTATGGTAGATGGTAAATAACTTTTCCTCTCCTCTGTCGGTCAACGTTCCTATCATTACGAGGTCATTATTAGGTTCAAAGGGATCGAAGTGTGTCTTGCCATCCCGCTGAGTGACAGTGTGTTCTACGTCAAGCGTTAGCTTCATTTGCTTTCTTCCTTATTTTTTTCACTGCTCTTTCATGCCGTGCTTGGCGCTTCTCGTGCCTCGCCTTCATGTCAAACCAGCGTTTAAGAGATAATCTTTTACGTACTCGTCCTGCATTGTCGGCTGGATCACCGCTGTGGCTAGTCATATGCGCCCACTTGCGTCCTTCCTTAACATATACAATACGAAGACCACTACCTATACGTGGAGCCTCGTCTCCCAACTGTATGTCATAACGTGACCCATACCTTTTTTGTTTTATTTCATCCCACATAGTGTACTTGCTTTCAACAGAGTGTTCTTTCTGCTCAACTTTTCTGGGCCTACCTTTCTTTGGTTTACGAAGTAAGAAGTCGGGTATCGTCAGTACGTCATCATTTAAGGTCATGGTATTTTTTATCTCCATAGAATAATGTTATCTCGTCTCCAGCATGTATAGGTGCACGAGGCAATAGGTATCTTACTCTAACTGATGGACCTCTGTCAAGGTTATCTCTTGTCCCTAACAAAACCCACGATAAATTAAAAGACTCAATTGCGTTTGAAGTTTTTAGAAAAACCTCGTCCTCTGTTGTTATACAATTTGGCATTTGACTGTGGTTTATGAATGCACCTAGTGCTGTTCGTAGCCAGCCTAGATGTGGATGGTACACATGAGTAGCTATTGTGCCATCGTCAACAAAATCCTTTGCGGCAAACAAACCCAACCCATGTATAGCAGACTCGCCAATAGTAAATCCTATAGGTAATGCTCTTTTATTCATGCTGTGTACCTTGCTGTTCTGTAGTCAAGTTCGCAAATGATACGCCCATGCCAACCAGATAGTTTATTTTTCACAACATTCAAGTGACGTTGCGTACTTTCCTCCTCTCCGTCTACTCCATCAACGGGTGGGTTCTTTGCAATAAGTATCATAAGGTCAGCTTCCGCTGCCTTACCTGTTCGACTGCCTTCCATCATAGCTTGGTTCAATTGTATCTTTCCCTCTGCCTCTGCACTTAACTGTGACATATAAAACACGGCACACTCATACATCTTTGCAATCTGTCTTGCATACACTACATTAGCTTTCAATGCTTCATCAGTACGAGCAAAGCCCTGTGTCGTTGCAAACTTATCTCCCATGTCCAGCACTACAATGTCTGGCTTGTAGGATTTACACACGCTCTCTACCCATCCCATGTCCTTGCCTGTCACATCCTTAAGAAAGATATTGTCTCTAATCTTTCCATACATATCCCATGCAGCTTTAGGGTTTTCTTTTATCTGCATCAATGACATACCAGTGCAAGCCTGTAGATATCGTGCACCCACACGTGGTGATCCTTCCTCATTGCATAGCACCATACAGTTTGCACCTTGTGCCGCAAAGCCTTTTGGAGAAGCAATCATACTTGCATGAAAGGATGTCTTACCCACATTAGATCGTGCACCTATCTCAACCAAATGACCAGCGTTAACACCCTCTACCACTGTGCACAATGTAGGTATGTTGAACTTCCAACGTGTCTCCAGATCATTCTGTGCAAGCAGTGTATCAATGGATATGTCATCCCACTCTACGTGTAGGTCAGGCATGAAGTCATCTGTGTATCTGTCGAGCAACTCACGTAGTGGTTCAAGAGTTGCACGTGTACCATTGACATAATCAAAACCTAGATTAGCAACCTCTTCACCTACCACCTGCTGAAACAGTTTAGACAACACTTCCTGTGCTACATCTTTACCTAATGGTGCCTCGCGTTTTATTCTATGAAACAAATCACCATACGCTTGCTTCTGTGCTGTAGTCATAGAGGGATTGCCCGACATGAACAACGCCTCTATCTCATCTGGTGTAACGGTGCGACTATACTTCTCTATCGCCACATCAAGTGCATGTTTGATCTTACGAATGTCCTTACTGAATAATCTGTCGGGACATCTCGCCCCTCTGTGATCATCGTAGAACTCCTTGTCCATTAAGGACCGTACAAGAGCTAGTTCCATATTAAGTTCTCCAAGTTCTGAATGTCTTGTGCATTTCTATATTTCAAATCGTCGCTTAATCTTAACACACTTACCTCCGAATGTATAGACCTTAGTTCCTGTGCTATGCCCAACGTCTTAGGCAATGCGTCTGGATCAAGTGCTACAATTAACTTTGCGTACTGGGCTAAAGGTTTCTTGTGTGCACTCTGTAGTGACGTACCTAGCAATGCCACTCCTGTGCAGCTACACATTGAACCCACCACAGCCGCACTGATAGCGTCCTCCACCACCACAGCCACTTGATCAGACCCATACGTATAGGGCAACCCAGAACCTCCATACCTCTTCCATTTAGGAAGCCTTCCATTGAGAGATCGCCCTGCTCCATCGACCATCATTCTGCCCCTAAATATTGGAAAGACTATTCTGTTTTCTTTGACATCATATAGAGGACAGGGGTGCATATTCTGTAGTGAGTACTTACTTAGAAAGTTTTTAAGTCCAACGTGTTGTCGCCCCTGCACAATGTAGTCGGGCTTGTCCCACACTGGATCAGTCTCCTCTTTTGCGTGAATGGTATTACGTATATCATCTACACTAAGATAGGTACGAGTACCACCATGCACAAAGCAGCCAGCTTTGTAGCAGTTCCATACAATCATTCCATTCTTGTTGGTGACTGTAAATGTTTTTGATCCGTCGCAAACAGGACAGTTACGTCTAACCGTAGCTCCATTTGCAACATCCAAATCATCTACAAAGTTTCTTATGTCCATGATGTTCTCCTACAATACAAGAGAGTTGCCAGTTACCCGATTTCTTCACGCCACCTTGAGACAAGAGTGGTCGGGAGCTACTGGCAGAGCTTGTCTAAAGCACACTTCTTTTATTTGGTGCGGGCGGCTGGACTCGAACCAGCACGGGCTTACGCCCAACGGATTTTAAGTCCGTTGCGTCTACCATTTCGCCACGCCCACCAATCTCAAATACATTACGTTGAGTTACTGTTACTGTGTATGCCATGATTTATCCTCCACAGAGTTTAACATTTCTTCAGTTGTAGCAAAGTGCTGCACTAAGTCCTGCATGTCATCGTCCCACCATTCGGGTGACGCTCTGCCTCTGTCCCATCTAGCAAAATATGCTTTCTCTCCTTTGTAGTATCTACGATACGCAGCAACGGGATCACCCTCGACCTTGTACTGGTCTGGCATACACTGAGGAAAGGGCATGTCCTGTGCTTCCATCTCTATGCCGTTAGGCACATGCCTTTGAAAGTAATGAAGCAACCTCTCGCTAACGTGGCGCTTGCCGTAGCGGTGCGTGTACTCTGCACACAAGGCAGCAAGTAACGATACAGCCCAGTAATAATTCCAAACATCATTGCGTACCCATACACAGGAAGGATGGTTCTTGTGTGCAATTTTGTACAGACCCTCATCGTCTGCTAACTTCTCGCTACCCAATACACGATAGGCTGTTGACAACATCTGCGCTGTCTCTAGTATCATCTTGACTACGTGCTTATCGCAGTGCATTTGTGCGGCAGTATGTGGATCATCGTGCAGTCTAAATACATTCATTCTGTTTCTCCAACAGTTGTATTCTATTATTTAGCCAACGTAGTACTGTAATATATTCTACATCCTCCTTATCTTCTCTTGTCATTAATAATTCTTTCTCATCTTTAAGTATGTAAAGAACATTAGATTGTGCTGTACTTAACATTATGTATCACCTTTCATGCGGCAAGGTTCTATGCTTTTACCATAACTTTGCCTTTGTGTCAAGGCAGAATTTGCGCTAGCATAGGTGTGTGTAAGGTAGGGCTTAACGCTTTGTGGATTGACATGACCCGTCACTGACATGATCTGTCCCATAGATACACCTGCATCATTCATCTGTGTTGTGCCTGTTCGTCGCAAGTCCATAAGCCATAGTTCAGACGGTAGCTCTGCTGCTATTATAACTTGTCTGCTTAACTTAGATAGACGTTGTTTAGTATAGGGAATAAACTCTCCCTGTACAGGAGCTATCATGGGAGCAACATACTTCTGAAAGCCAAAGTCCTCGTGCTGTTGTGTCAGCATGTTGATTAACTCATTCGATATCGGAAGGCTCACCTGTCCTCGCCGCTTTGATTGTTGCAAGTCTAGTCGCTTTGCATCAAGGTCAATACTATCCCATTCCAATACGCGCATGTCACCCAATCTCTGTACCCATTCATATGTCATTTGTGCAATCAGACCTATGTTACGCCACCGCCACTCGCTGTACGCAGTGTCGAGAAACTTCACAACGTGTTCATGCTGCCACACAACCTTACGTTGCATAGGTGTTTTTCTCTTGACATATGCAAAAGGATTAAATGTGACGTACTCTCTGTCGATAGCGTAGTTGTATAAGATAGAGGCAGCAGCACATACGTGGTTGGCATAAGGTATACCACTGTGTATCCATTTCTCGTATGCACCCTTCGCACGTCGAGTTGTTACATCAGAAATCCTAGCATCTTCAAGGGTTTGCACCATGTTGTTAAGAAAGTACATGTAGTCTTTCTGTGTAGCTTTTCTTAGTAGAGTGAAGTTACTACTGTTGCAATAATCACGCACTAACAAAGATAGTTTACTACCTTTGCGAACATCTAATATTTCTGCTTGACTTTTCCTCCATTCATCTATCTTGGCATTGTGCTCACGAGCAGCCGACCTTGCTGCCGACAGATCAGGCCCAAGCTCCACACGCTCAACAACACCAGCAGTGATAAACTTCTGTGGTGGGTTAAACCTGTACGCTTTTGTCCCATCTGCTAGTTCACGCACCTGTGTAAATCTAGGTAGTTTCATCTGAATACTCCTTCGGAACCCTGCCCCATCCAACTGCTCTATCCCACTGCCTTTGTGTGTATATGTTGATAGGCTTCTTGTCCTTATAGCACTGCTTGCATTGCTGCTGCAATCCATTCGGATTACCCCATGCAAGTGCAGAGCCTTCTTCGTGGAATACTTCACCGCAACTAGCACACCTCCATCCTCCTTTGTCTGTAGGTACATAGTCCTGTGCTCCAGCTATACCAGTGCCACTCATCCTTTAATTAATACAAGCAGAAGGGTCAATGCTAAAATCCAAATAGCACAACGATTGACCCACCTCTCAAGCCTAGTTATACGCACTGTTGTACCTCGCAGTAAAGAAAAGTAGTTACGTGACAGTGTTTTTAATTCATCCATCATTTTTCTCCTACAAAATAAAAGCGGTGACGATGAGGATTAACCCCACCGCCCACGCAAAACCCAACAGAAAATCGTGCACTACGCTGCTAGTTCAAGTGCACGAAACTGTGGTGTGCTGATCCACCTGCTCACGTCCTGCTCACGCCGGAACATGGACTGTGCCTGTGTATCGTTGCCCGTCTCACGCAGCTTGAACCCGTTGTTATCGTTAGCGTGAGAAGAGTAGTTAGTGAAGGCACTGTACAGTGAGAACAGATTTTGTCCACGCTGTGCAGCTTCCATGTGGTACACAGTCAGCATCTTGTCTGCCTTGCGGTCAGACTTCATCACTTCCTCAAGCAACTGCTTGACTTGCTCATGGCTCACGTGAGTGGAAGCCCACGTCTGTAGCTTACGACCATGCTGATAGAAGTCCTGCTTTGCACGGCGTAGTTCGCTGATGAACCTGTCCAATGAGAACAACAGAGTGTTCTTACGCCGCACCGTGTCATACTCACCACTAATCATGCCGTTGGTGCAGAAGAAGTCAATACCACCATAGAACACTTGATTGGAGCATGACCCATCAATGCCATGCAGAGCAATCACACGCTGTGCAATCTCAGTTTTGTGCTTGAGCGTCTCAACGTTCACCTTAACGTTAGGAAAGGTCACGTCCATCATAGCCCATGCACCATCACGAGCAGTACGAAACGTAGCATTCACGTCCTGCAAATCGGGAGCATTTAGCTCTTCGATCATGGTGTCCTGCACACGCCGAAAGAAGTCGGGGTGGCTGGCACAATTAAACTTGTGGCCCACCGTGTCAAGGTACTGCCCCGTGTCTCCATTTATTACATACTTTTTATGGGACACTCTTGTAGGCTCAAACATTACGGGAAAGTCTATGTCTTTTGGAATGTCTCCAAAGACACTATCCTCAGTAACATTGTCGCTCAAGCTATTGTACATCTGTGTATCTAACATTATTCAATCTCCTTTGTGTGTGTGTGTCTGATCCCCATTATACTGATCTGACCTCAGTTGTCAAGCGTTTTATTTAAGATAAGTGTGACCGTTCAGAATGGCAGTCACAGTCATACCCTCTGCCCATATGGGCATATCTATTTTCTTATGTGCATAGTAGTACAGCGCACCGTCCACACGATCCTCACCGTACCCATTATACACAAGGTAGGCAGCTATAACTGCATCCTCCCATCCAGTTAGATTTCGCACTGCATCCGACCTGCCATCACAGTACCAGCTAAACTGGCACCTGTGACGTATTGGAAAGTACACACGCTCCTCATCGTTGAGCGTATCGTCTTGCCGTGTACGCCAACTCTCACGTATTGGCCCCTCTGTGACTACCTCACACACTGTACCGTGTACACTTCTACTCACACGGTTCATCACAACCTGTGATACTGCTATCATCTCATCCATGCCGACACCTCTCGCCTCATGGTAGGCGTTCAGTGCAAGACAGTATAGCTCCTCGTGTGTATCCAGTGTGCTTGAGTGCATCAATGGATTTGTAGTGACTAATCCTAATCCCAACACAATCTGTCTAAGAAAAGTAAGTGCTGGTAACGTAACCTCAATCATATAGACCTCCACCAGTGATTATATTCTATGACACAATCGTAAATGTCATTCAATACTGCTGCTCCAACTACGTACAACAGCCAGAGCAGCAGCACAGGGGTAAGTAGTTTAATGAAGAGCAGCAAATTGTTTTACGTAAGCTAGCTCAACGGACGCACGTGGGTGCAGACTTTGCACCAACTCGATAGCGTACTCTGCTGCGCTTACCCAATCGCTTGCTTCATACGTTTCATGGTCAACTGTCACCTCGACTTGGTGATAGTCATCCACATCAATTCCCACGTGATACGTTTCCATATCTTTTCTCCTTCTCTAGTTCTTTAATGCGGCGTTGCTTACGGCGCTGCTGCTTCCAATCCTCAAACCGCTTAGTCTCTTTGCGCCTTGCTTTACTAGTGCTACTCATCTTCGAGTGAAGATCGTATGTGTTTCCGATCATTTTCCTTTCCTTTTCTTGTGTATTTAGTTTGGTCACGGACAATGCGTGGTCGAAACTGTGCATCCTCCAGTGAGTGTGCCTCAAGGTTACGCCGCTTTAACTGTCGGCGCTTTCCTTTTAGCTTTCTTGTGTATGTCATCACGTTCTCCCGTCACGCTGATGATACGCTCTACGTTGTAGAACGTATTATTATACAGCGAGTTTTCGTCCCATGTCAAGTCGTAGTAACGGACAGTGTGACACGATGCAACCTTAAGAAAGTTGCCGCCCACCCACTTGACACCACCACGAGGGTCTTTCTTTGAGCGCGTGTCTGTCACCTTT